AAGACACAACTTTTTGCTATCTTCCCGTTGAGGTCACGCCATGTGGTGGTCTTGGAGCGAGGGGTGGGTTTACTCAACTTAGTAACAGGTATCTTGGGATACCAAGGATTTGGCTCTTGACGGCGTGCGACGTACTCCTCATTATTCGGATTAAGAGCGGATTGCCCTGTCATAACGGCACCATTGAAAGAACGATAGAACTTAATTAGTCCATACAAGATCTTTCCAAGGGCCCTGGTCATAAGATATGTAGTACCAGCACCAACGATACACGTAAATAATGGACTACTTGTGATCCTATTGGCAGATGATTGTAGACGAAACCATCGTTCCCTAGAATACCAATAAATCAAATAAAATCGGTATAATAGAAAACTGTGAACCAGGAAGATAAAGCACAACATACATGGAACCAAATCCAGCGGTCTCAATATCACAAGGACCAACCAAAGGCTAAAACTAACGAATATCTGTCGCCAATGAAGTCTAAAATAATCCAATATCCCCCGTCGGGATAATAAATAGGAGAAGAACGATGCTACATCCTGCCGGTATAAAAAAGGTAAAAAATCCCATAGAGACGACTCACCTTCAAAATCACTATCTGTTATCTCTATAATTTCATCGATATCAGGCTCCCTATCTAGACTATCATTCCCAGCTTGATCACAATATGAACATTGACAAGACATCTGTAGCTTATTGCAGATGCAGCAAAGGTTAATAGTCTCATGTAATTGGGTTTGTTTGGAGACTAGGTTCTTCTGATTATGAGAATGCAACCTGGCAGCATCAGCAGTATAGTCGGCCAAGACCTTTAGACTAACGTTCTCCAATATCATCCCCTGCCAAACTATTTTCCGGAACTCAGCACGATCGGTACCCCCACTGGGGTTTTTAACAGCGACAGCTTTCTCAACCGTAAAATTCCACATATCAGGGAAAATCTTTTCCGGTCCCTCTAAACTATCAACGTATACGCGAGCTTTATCAGGATCAAGCATGAAATTTCCACTACCTCCATTCACTAGAGCGAATTCTTCCTTAACGGTAACACTAACCCTCATGTCCAACCGTCTAAGTATTGAAACGGGCTCATTGGAGTAAGTTTGCGCAAGCAAATCGGGAACATTGGTTGTAATAACAAGGGTAAGTGGGCGGATGGGTAATTTACCCTTAGATTCTAACTCAGCCATAACCGCATACTCCGGATTATTATTATTAAATTTAATCAACCACGCCAAGGGCGAGGATTGGATAAATAAAGGTTTGGTGTTACATAAATCATCCATAACAATAGTCTCGGTGTCGACCTTATAATTTGAAAAGTAGTCGTCATTTTCATTCCAGGTGATCTTCTTGGTAAGGTCACCAGTCCCACCACTTGCTTTGACGGCCACCACATTGATGATATTTGCAACAGTAGTCTTACCCACACTAGATGGTCCGCAAAAGGCCAAAACGAAAGGGGCACGCCTAAGTAATCCAGAATTCAATTTCCGATCCAGATCGTTCTTAGCTTTAACAATACCAATCAAGCGATCCCATATAACTTTCTTCTCGAAACCTTTATTCAACGAACTGTGTAGACTATGAAGGTAAGAATAAAGATCATCATATAATGTGTGAAACTCTGTTA